GGATGGACTGCGGAAAACTGGCTTACTTACAATCCAGAAAGTAGCGAAAGCGCCACGCATCGGCGGTTTGTTGACGATGCGGCCAGCGATTGCGTTGTGACCAACGTAAATTGGCAAGACAACCCGTGGTTTCCTGATCTGCTGAATTTGCAGCGGCTGGAAGATCAACGCTTGCGCGCCGATACTTACGATCACGTTTGGGAAGGCGCGTTTCTGACGCTGACCGATGCGCAGATATTCGGCGGCAGGTTTGCGGTTGAGGAATTTGAACCAGCGCCGGATTGGCAAGGGCCATATCACGGGCTGGACTTTGGCTTTGCAAACGATCCAAGCGTGGCGGTGCAGGCGTATATCAAGGGCCGCACGCTTTACGTCAGGCGGGAAGCTGGTAAGGTAAAGCTGGAACTGGACGACACCTCAACCTTCATGGCGTCCAGCATCCCCGATATCGAACAGCACACTATAAGGGCGGACAGCGCCCGGCCGGAAAGCATCAGCTATCTGCGCCGTCACGGCTTGCCGCAGATCATTGCCGTGGATAAATGGCCCGGGTCTGTCGAGGACGGTATCGGGCATATCCGGTCTTACGAGCGTGTAGTGATCCATCCCGATTGCCCAAACACCGCGCGCGAGTTTCGGCTCTACAGCTACAAGGTTGATCGGAACACGGGCGACATTCTGCGGACTGTGGTTGATGCGCACAACCATTATATCGACGCGCTGCGCTACGCTATCGGCCCAATGATCAAATCAGTTGGATCGCCCCGCGTGCGCGCGCTATAGCACAATCCAAGGCGTTATGTTATAACGCATCAAAGCCACAGGAGTTTCCCCATGCCACGCAATAGCGATGTATCAATTCCCGCCCGCGCCTGGACGCAACTGACATCGAACGACGTCACGGCGATCAGGGTCACAAACATATCCGGGGGCGTGACGTTTCTGTTAAAGGCGACCGTTGGCGCATCGGCCCCAACTGATCGTGACGGCGCTATTCCATTGGCCCCGGGTGCCACCACCGCAACGGATTTGACATTGGCGCAACTGTTCCCCGGCACGGCAGGCGCAAACCGGGTTTATGCCTACGCGCAGGACGTTTCATCCGCTTCGGTCTCGCATGCGTAATCTTGCCTTTCGCGGGCTGAGGTTGCCAAGGCTGGGGTCTATGATGCGTTCCGGCGTATCCATCCTCGCTCTGTTCACAGCAGGAGTAGTTGGCGTATGGTATGACCCCAGCGACCTATCCACGCTATTCCAAGACAGCGCAGGCACCACGCCTGTAACGTCAGCCGCGCAACCTGTGGGGCTGATGCTGGATAAGTCGCAGGGGTTGGTTCCGGGGCCGCAGTCGCTGGCTAATAACGACTTCACAAACGGCACTACAGGATACACTTTTTCTGCACCACTTACTTTCACTGTAAACGGGTCAAATCAAGCGGTTATTAACAGAAACTCTGCGGGCATAAATGTCTTTCCTGCTCAGACTGCATTAACAGCCGGGAAATGGTACTTTGTAGAAGTTGATGTTATTGCTTTAAGCAACAATGTTTCTGTGTATTTTGGCGCGGTTTCGGCAGACACCGAGTTTATTACAAGTTCTACCGGTATCCGTAGCGGCTATGTAAGGGCCACCGGTACAGCTTTATCTTTTGGGCCAACGGGTGCGGCGGTTGCAACATGCACTATTGCAAGCATCTCCGTCCGCCTCCTTCCCGGCAACCACGCGGTGCAGGCCACGGCTGCAAAGCGGCCAACGTATCAGACCAGCGCAGGGCTGCATTGGCTGGCGTTTGACGGCACAGATGATTCAATGGCCACCGCTGCGATTGACTTCACGGGCACGGATAAGGTGAGCGTGTTTGCTGGGGTGCGGAAGTTGAGCGATGCGGCAACTGGGGTAATCGCGGAAATTTCAGCGGATGCGATAACTAATGACGGAACGTTTTCGATATTTCACTCATCGTCCTCGACAATAAACGGGGCCGGTTTCTTCTCCAAAGGAACGGCATTATCATCCGCATTGGCTACCGCAGGATTTGTGCCGCCGAAAAACGCCATACTCACAGGGCTGGGGAATATTAGCGGCGATAGTTCCATCATCCGCATTGATGGTGTTCAAAGAGCCGCAAGTTTCGCAGACCAAGGACCCGGAAACTACGGTAATTATGTTCTGAACATCGGCGCAAGGGGTGGCACAAGCCTGTTCTTCAACGGCCTTTTCTACGGGCTAGTCATGCCCGGCAAGCTGGCATCCGCTGCTGAAATCGCATCAACCGAGGCTTACATGTCCGCAAAGACTGGGGTTGTACTATGAGACTGACAATCGCTTGCCCTGATGCGTTGCGCGATGATGCAAACAACCTAGCCATGGTTCTAGGCTACGGCCCAGCAGACGCGCTTACCTATGGATCGCTAGGCTGGCAAGATGCAGCGGGCAACCTGTATGCAGCCGCAAGCCTGCCTGTGTCCGACGCCTTCACCACAGCAGCACAGACGGGCCTAGAGCGACCCGAGTGGGATACCGAGCCATACACGATCAACATGGCAGGGGCCAATCGCGCACAGGCGGCGCTGGTGTTCAGCCTAGAGCCTGTGCAGGCCATGCCCGACAAGCTGACGGCGTGTGCTGGTGACGACAGCGCGGCAACGCTGGCCGCAATGGGGCTGACGCATGAGGTAGATATATGAAATTCCCAAAGCTATTCGGCAGGTCTGAGGTTAAGCAAAGCCAAACAGGCGCGGCGCTGGTGATGACGCCCGGTCAACCCGTTTGGTCCGGGCGGGATTATGCGGCCTTTGCGGATGAAGGCTACGCTAAAAACGTGACGGCATATGCTGCAATCAACAAGATTGCCGACGCAGCATCTTCGGTCAAATTTAACATCTTTCGCGGAAAGCATGAGTTGGAAGCGCACCCCATCCTTGATCTACTTGCGCGGCCCAACCCGATGCAATCCGGATCGGATTACATGGCGGCAAAGGTCGGCTATTACATGCTGGCGGGCAACGGTTACGAAGAGAGGGTCACGGTTGGCGGAACAGTGCGCGAGTTGTATCAACTCCGCCCGGACCGTATGAAAGTCATACCGGGCGCAAGCGGTTTTCCAATTGCGTTTGAATATAAAGTCGGCGGGCGCTGTGTTACATTTGAGGTAGACCCCGCAAACATGGACAGCGATATAAGGCATATGAAGTCTTTTAACCCGCTCAACGATTGGTATGGTCAAAGCGCAATTGAGGCGGGCGCGTATGCTGTGGATCAAAACAATGAGGCAATGAAATGGATGCAGGCGCTATTGCAAAACAGCGCGCGGCCGTCAGGGGCTTTGACCACAAAAGACGACAAAGACCTGTCCGACGATCAATTCCACAGACTCAAGGCGCAGATTGACGATCAGTACACCGGATCGCGCAACGCCGGCCGCCCGATGCTGTTGGAGGGCGGTTTGAAATGGGAACAGATGGGTATGTCACCGATTGACATGCAGATCATTGAAACCAAATACAGTAGCGCGCGCGACGTGGCGCTGGCGCTTGGCGTTCCCCCTCAACTGATCGGCATTCCCGGCGATAACACATATGCTAATTATGCAGAGGCCCGGCTTGCGTTCTGGGAAGATACCGTCATCCCCCTAGTCGAATTGATTGCAGCGGATTGGAACGCGTGGCTTGCAAAACCGCAAGGTGTTGAGTTGCGACCCGACTATGACCAGATCCCGGCAATTGCTGAAAAGCGCAAAGTGATGTGGGATATGGCGGACAAAGCCACCGACCTGACAATCAATGAGCGCCGCGCCATGCGTGGTTACGAACCCATAAAGGGTGGAGATATTGTGCTTGTTCAATCGTCTCTAATCCCCTTGGACTTGGCGTCCGAGCCTATTGCGCCGCCATTGCAGATTGACCCCGCAGCCATGAAGGCAATGATGTATGGCCCGAAGGCTACTTGACCAAAACCCGCGCAGAGAACAGCGCCGCCAAGTGTTGATTATGCAGCGGATTGAGCGCCCGTTTGAGTTGCGGATTCGGCGCGAAATTGCGCGGGCAATGCTGGAAATGGCGGAACGGTTTGCGCTGACCGGCGAAACAATGCCGCCGCGCGACCATGTGAAAAACCTCAGCGCAATATATCAGGCAATGGCGATTGCAACGATCACGGCGTTCGGCCTTCGCATACTTGATCAGGGCAAGGCATCGGGGCGGGCGCTGGAGGTCAAGGGCTTTGCCGAAACTATGACGCGGCTGGCGATGGGCTACATCAACAGCGAGATGATGCGGCAGCGGATCACCAACGTCGCAGACACGACACGGCAACAGATTGTATCGGCGGGCGCGCGGGG